GCTCAGGCTCAGGCTCAGGCTCAGGCTCAGGCTCAGGCTCAGGCTCAGGCTCAGGCTCAGGCTCAGGCTCAGGCTCAGGCTCAGGCTCAGGCTCAGGCTCAGGAGGACTGAACTGGGCGATCATCGCAGACCGGGTATCGGCCAGCCGTGCCAGGCGGTCGTTCCAGGCGTCCTGCACCGGGTTCGCGGCAGCGGTTTTCTTAGGCATAGTGCAGCTCCTCTGCCAGCGCCCGGTACTCCGCAATCTGGAACGCCACATGCGCGGGCACATGCTTGCCGTCGGCCTCAGCTTCCAGCGCTGCGGCACGGGCCAGGTATGCCTTCTCTACCGTCACGGCGTCCGCACTCAGGTGAGGCTTACGCCAGCGCTCCACCGGGCCGATCGCGGGCGTGGTCATCGTTCCGCCCTGCCCAGGATGATCGGCTTAGCCGTTTCGAGCGGGCTCTTACGCTGCACCGTCAGGTGGGGGCCGCAGCACGGCACGGCCACACACGCCATGATCTGCTGCGGGCCGATCTGCTGCATCTGCCAGGACGGGGCCAGGGTGATCGCGTCGTTGGCCACCTGCTCGCCGTTCCCGTTGGCGGTGCCCAGCTTCCCTTCAACCAGGCATTGCAGGCACTTGAGTGCGTTCATCAGTCGTTCATCTCCGCAACGTACGGCTGGACGGCTTTCTCCGCGATGGCTTCTGCCTCTGCATCGAGCCGTACAGCAGCCCGGCGGAAACCCCAGTAACCCTTAAAACGAGTGGTCAGGTTGCGCGAACCGGTGCCCTCCAGCCAGGGGCCGTACATCGCCAGCTCGGTGGTGACAACCGTTTCATGGGCCGGGTCGGCCACCACTACGGGCATCGTATAAACCCGGTCCACGTGCTGGATCTGCCCTTTGCCCGGCCCGGAATCTATGTCCCGGTCCCAGTGCCCGCCCCACGAGTAAGTACGGGATTCGTCAGTGGTGGTGATGGTGGACAGGAACACACCCCGGTCTTCCCTGATTGAGCCGGCGAACGACTCCCGCACCATCCCCACACCTGCGTCAGCCACCTCATGCCTAATGTCGTATTCAGCGGCTCGCAGGGCGGCATCTGCACGACCGTCAAAAACCGGGCCGGAACACTCGACAGTCACCTCATTAAACGACACGCGAACGCCCCTTCCGCCCGTAGGCTGCGAAACAGCGGTCACGGAGGTCGAACAGCCCGGCTCCTGCCGCAGCCTGCCTTGTGATCGCGTCACCGGAGAGGTTGACGCTGATACCTGCGCCTGCCTTAGCCCCGGTGCTTGCCGGCGCGTTGGCGTACGACGCCGTTTCCTGGGTGAGCGACGTAACCGCCTCAGCGACCGCCAGCTCCTTTACAAGACCGGGCACCACGTTGATGTACATCTGAGCGCCGCTGGAGTAGTCGGCGGCGGAGGTGCCGAACTGGCCGCGCAGCACCGAAAACTGCCGCTTCGCCCAGATGGCCCCCGACGTGTGCGCGGCGAGGATCGACCCATCCCACGCCCGCTTCAGCTGGAGGTTGTTGCCCAGGATGTTCTGGATCAGGCACCACTCCGTGTCGATCTGGACGACCTCTCCCTGGGAGAACTGGGTTCCGTCGGGGACGGCCAGGATGTTGTCGGCCATCGACGCGGTGGTCAGCCCGGTGAACGCGATCGAGGTGCTGGTGAAACGGGCGTCGGTGATCAGCATTCGCTCGGACCCGGCAGACATGCCCATGATCAGCATGTCGCCCACACCGGCCAGGGTCAGGCCGCTCGCGCTCGCGGTGATCGCGGTGTCGGTGGAAAGCGCCGACGAGGCCAGTGTTCCGGACGGCGACGTTTTCAGCTGGTACCCGAAGGTGCCGGTGACCGAGATGCTCCGCTGCGGGGTACTGCCGGAGCCGAACGAGTAGGACTGGGAACGGTCCAGCTCGAAGTAGGTGAATGGGGGGTTGTAGCGGGGGTTGCCCCAGAAGATCGCACTGTCCGGGATGACCGTGCCGGGTGTGTTCGACGCGGGGTCGCCGCCGGTCGTCACTACCGGGGGGTTCACCGTTACGTCGGCCAGCTCTGCCGCGTCCAGCCAGACCCGCCAGGGGTACGCGCGCTGAAAGTTGGGCCAGTCGATCCAGACGGTGGAGTCGTTGGGGTAGAACTGGCGGTTGCAGAGCTTGTCCACAGAGTCCCGCGCCGCGTCAATGGCGCGGTCTACCTGGGTGTTGTTCCAGGCGGCCTGCTTAACATCGAGCGCCTGACGGACCTCTTCACGAGTCCCGTAGCACGGCAAAGTAAGCGCCACCTGGACCTTGCTTTCTCGCCCGAGAACCCCTGTACGGGGTGGGAACGGCTACTACCAGCATAAACTAAAAAGCTCTCGCCTAGAGCAAAGCCGCTTGCACCAGCCAGCCGTCGTTCTGGATGGCCGTAACCGCACCTGTGCCGGTCCACTCCACGAACCAGTGCTGGACACCCGGCCCGGTGAACCCGGCCGTCGGCAGGTCGGCGTGGTAGTTGCCGGTCGCGTCCTTGACGATCGGGGAGGACGGATAGACAACCGTGATGGTCGAGGCCGCATCCAGCTTGTACTTGAGGGTGACGGTCGTCGGGTCGGCAGCCGATCCCGCTTCGTTGACGAACGCGGCACTGGTGGTGACCAGAGACCCGCTCTCGTAGATGGTCAGCGCGCTCACGTGGGGTTCCTCTCGATAATGACCTGATCACCGCTCTGCCGGTCCGTCGCGGCGATACTGCTGCTAGACCGGGATAGTGTGGCGGGTTCCCGTCGTGCGTGAGAGGCCGCCACGGTGCTGCCCGGCCTGGACAGGGTGGCGGGCTCGGACAGGTGGTCGCTGGTGGTGACGCCGCCCCGCACATTGCTGGCCGCAGAACCACCGCCGCCGCCCACGGTAACCAGTGCGCCAGTACCGGGCAGCCCCACGCCAGCCGAGACCGGGCCGGGGATCACCGCGACCAGGATCAGGCCCGGATGCCCGGCGACACTGACCGCCGCCGACAGCGCGCCCGCCACAGACTGGGTGGTAACAGCTGCGGATACCCCGTTGATGCCAACGCCTGGTGCGCCCTGACCAGCGGTTGCACTGACCGCAGCGGCGGCCCCGGAGAGCTTCTGGCCGGTGCTGATCGTACCTGGGGCGGCACTCACCACGACGGACGCCGCGGTCCCTGTGATCTGGACGCCCGGGGCGCCCGGCTGGGCCGCAGCGATAACCGGGGCAGCCACTCCGGAGGTAGCGACCGCAGCTGAGACGGCGCCGGCGGATACCTGAACGGTGACCGGGGCCGCCTGACCCGCAAGCACCTGAGCGCTGGACGGAGAACCCGCCTGGATCTGAACACTGACCGGGGCAGCCTGCCCGGCAACGTTGACCGAGCCACCCGCGAGCGCCGCGCCCACGCCGCCCTGCACGGCGACGACGGCGGCCTGGCCGAGCGTGGTACTGGCCGGGGTACCGGTCACAGATGCGGCGGTTATCTGTGCCGCGAGCCCCGTGGTGCTGACGCCGGGCACACCCGCTGGAGCCTGAACGGCCAGAGCCGCGGCGATACCCGTAACCGGCTGAGCCGCGGAGACAACCCCGGCCGGGGCGGCGGCTGTGACCGGGGCGGCCTGACCAGAGAGCGCCTGAGCCGCGGACGGTGTACCCGCCGGAGCCTGGACAGCGACGGGGGCAGCCTGGCCAGCGACGTTGATCCCGCCGCCTGCTGTAGCCGCGCCGACGCCGCCCTGCACGGTTATCGCCGCAGCAATACCTGTCGTCGCGCTGGCTGGGATGCCGGTACCGGCCGCGGCGGTGATGTGAGCCGCAAGCCCGGTGGTGCTGACGCCTGGCGTACCCAGACCGGCAGCGGCAGTGATCTGGGCGGCGGTGCCGGTGACCGGCTGGGCGGCGGACGGCATGCCCGCTGGAGCAGCAACCGCAACCTGAGCGGCTACCCCAGTGACGCTGATCCCGCCACCAGCCGAGGGGACCCCGGCCGGGGCCTGAACGCTGACCGCGGCGGCAATACCGGTGGTCGTGCTTGCTGGCGTGCCGGTACCGGCCGCGGCGGTGACGTGAGCAGCCTGACCCGCTGTACTGACGCCGGGCGCGCCCGCCGGGGCCTGAACACTGATCGCTGCGGCGGTGCCGGTGACCGGCTGGGCGGCGGACGGCGTACCCGCTGGAGCCTGGGCAGCGACGGGGGCTGCCGTACCGAGCGTCGTGCTGGCCGGAATACCCACAGGGGCCTGAGCCGTGACGGGGGCCGCTGCACCGGCAGTGCTGACGCCAGGAGCGCCCGCCGGGCCGCTGAGTGTAACCGGGGCGGCCTGGCCGGCGGTGCTGACCCCCGGAGCGCCCGCCGGGGGCTGAACGGTTACCGCGGCGGCCACGCCCGTGATCGGCTGAGCTGCGGACACAGTACCGGCGGGTGCGGCAGCGACGACCGGGGCGGCGATACCGGCCGTACTAACGCCGGGAATACCCGCGCTGCCAGCGACGGCAACCGCAGCTGCCTGACCGGTGACGTTGATCGCGCCCACACCAGCCGGGACACCAGCCGGGGCCTGAATGCTGACAGCTGCGGCGGCGCCTGCTGTGCCGACGCCCGGAGTACCCGCTGGGGGCTGAACGGCGACAGCGGCGGCAGTGCCGGTCGTCGTGGTCGCCGGTACGCCAGCCGGAGCCAGCGCGGTGACCGGGGCGGCCTGGCCAGCGGTGCTGACACCTGGAGCGCCCGCCGGGGCCTGAACGGTCAGGGCGGCAGCAGCACCTGTGACCGGCTGAGCGGCAGAAGCGGTGCCCGCGGGGGCCTGGACGCCAGCCGCCGCCGCTGTGCCCGTGGTTGCGCTCGCCGGGACGCCAGCCGGGGCGGCGACGGCGACAGCGGCGGCAGTGCCGGTCGTCGTGCTGGCTGGGGTGCCCGCCGGGGCGGCGACAGCGACCGAGGCGGCCTGGCCAGCGGTGCTGACACCTGGCGCGCCCGCCGGGGCCTGAACGGTCAGGGACGCCGCGACTCCGGTTACCGGCTGAGCGGCAGAAGCGGTGCCCGCCGGGGCGGCGACAGCGATCGGGGCAGCCTGGCCGTTAGTGCCAACGCCGGGGGCCCCGGCCGGGGCGGCGGCAGCGACCGAGGCGGCCTGACCGGTGACGCTGGCTGGCGTGGACGTTACCAGGCGTACCGGGGCCGTGTCCGGGGAGATGAAGAACGGGATACCGCCGGGGACGGCTGCGGCTTTATCCGCACCGGGGTACCAGCCGGGCGCGATCAGGTTTACTACGTCAGCGCGGGGGGGCGCGACGGCGACAGCGGGCAGGGAGAAGGTGGCGACGCACACCTCGTAGGTGCTGTTGCTGCCAAACGTGCCGGAGTAGGTGGCCACCCCGGTGGAGCTGGCGAACTGGTAGCCGCTGACGCAGGCGCTGGCCTCAGTGGCCTCGTTTGTCCATGCGCCGCCCGGTCCGGCAACCGAAGACGGGCCGCTGATGCCGTAGACGACCCCGGCCCAGAACTCACTCGCTGACGTGGTTGTCGCGGTGCTGACCGTGAACGTAGAGCCGGTGGCCCCGCCGCTGGTGCTGGCCGTCGCGATCTGGTCGAGGGTGATCGCCCCCGGCACTTCGTAGGCGTACAGCACCGCCGCGCCGGAAGCCCAGGAGATGGTCGCGCCGGGGCTCGCGCCAACGTTGCTGTAGTAGTAGATGTTGGTCAGGTTGTTGGCGCTGGCCTCAGCCTGGGTCAGGACCTCGCTGTTGCCGGTGATCGTGGCCGGCGCCGTGGCCCCGTTCTGCCGCGACAGGCACAGCACGACCGAGTTGCCGGGTGTGATGTTCGAGCCGAACGAGATCGACTGCGTGTTGAGGGTCGGCGTCGCCGCCTGGACCAGGGAAGGCATGGCGGCCCTCCTTGGGTCTAGTTACCTGGCCGCACAGGCATGACGCGCCTCAGCCCCGGAGTTCGCAGTCCAGGTAGTCGGTGGTGATCGAGGTAAACCCCGTGTTTACGGCCAGCGTGCAGCCCACTGAGACGAGCTGGGCGATGTTGGTTACCATGCCGAACCCGGGAGTGCCGGTCTGGGCGACGGAAGCCGCTGCGGTGGTCTGCGGGATCGAGTTGACGGAAGTCCAGGCGCCGCCCGCTGCCGCAAGCCAGAACAACCTGCCCCGGCCGACGATCTGCGCGTTGGTCAAGCTGGACAGCGGCTCGGACAGCTGCGTGATCCGGCCGACGTACTCCATCTCCCACTGGCCCGTTCCGTTGAAAACCGCGAGCGAAGGGCCCACGCCCAGCACCGCTGAGGTAGCGACCAGTGGGTTAGCGACCGTCGCCGCAGACGCCGCGGTCATATAGAACCCGAGCGTCACCGACGTAGCCGTAGTGGTGGCGATATAGCTGCCGTGTGCGGTGAGCACTACCCGCGTGCCGACGTTCAGCTGCGGCGGGTTGATGATCACCTGCGCCGGGCTGATGTCGGTGAGGGTGGTCCCGAGGGTACCCGACGTAACCGTGACCGACGTGTTGTTCAGCGCCGGGACGGGCGCGCTCCAGAGGGTGCCCGGCATATCAGCTCGCGGTCCAGTACGCCAGGCCGTTCGGAGAGCTGGCCACGGTGTAGGTGAACGCGCCCGAGGTCGAGCTGACCGTACCGCCGAAGTCGATGATCGCAATCGCCCACGAGTTGGTGTCGGCGGACGCCGAGTGCCCGGTCTTGTCGTAGAGGAACATCGACGCAGCCGAGATCGTGGTGCTAGCGCCGAAGCTGATTGGGGACGGGCTGGTGCAGGTCCACATGAGGACGTTAGCCGTGGCGGTGATGCCCCAGGTGAACGTGGTCAGCGCCTGCCGGTTCGCGTACCCGCTGGTGTAGCCGCCGCCGGTCGTCACTTCGGTGTACGCACCGGTCACCGCGTTGACGTAGGCGTACGCCCACTGCGTTGCACCCCAGGTAGCCGCCGACGCGGTGCACAGACCGGCAGCGATAGTGTCCGTGGTCGGGTTCAGGCAGGTAGCCACCGTGGCCGACCCTGGCGCCCAGACGGACAGCGCCGTCGGGTAAACGTGACTGGTAACGGCCATTATGCAGGCTCCTGCCCTTGTCCATTCATCTTGGCGGCAGAGCCGATTATGTTGGCGTCCTGCCGGTTGTCCGACGTTGTGAGGATGACGTCGCGTTCCTCATTGATGGTGACCTTGGCCTTCCGCCCGGTATCCAGACCGCCGTCGTCCTGGCGGGTGACGACCTTCTCCAGCGGCTTGGTCCGGCCGCCTTTGACCACCTGGATCGAGCGCATCCGGTCACGGAACTCCTGCGGGCTCTCTCCTGCTGCCACCTGAATCACAACCCTGAGTGGAGGTCGGGGTCCCAGTCACGGGGGTAATGGAAGTCGCCGTTCGGGCAGTACAGCTCACCGGACGAGCGGGTTGACCCGCTCAGCAGCGGGGTTCCGTCGTTGGGGCAGGCCATTGGCGGCTCGCTCTTGTAGTACTCCAGGTCCGCCGCCTGCTGCTGGAGCGTGGACAGCAGGTCATAGCCCATCACCACGGTTACTTGCTCTTCCCCGTCGCCGGGCTCTTGACCTCGCTGACCACCGGCTCCGGAGCCGCGGCCTCGGTCAGCGCGTCGGCCAGCTCCGCCTTGGTCCCGCTGGTCGGCAGCCCCTGGGCCTCAGCCAGGTCCTGGAGGACCACCTTCGGCACGCTGGCGGGGTCTGGCACGATCGCGGCCACTTCCGGCTCCGGCGCGGCCTCTGGCCCGGGGTCCGCGAGGCCATTGCTGCCCCCGCCCTCAGCGGTTGTCTTCGGCACGTCAGGCTCCTTAAAGCACATCGGGCAGAACGTGAGACTCCCGGCGATGGCCTGACAGCCGCAGTACCCGCAGTCCCACATATACCCTCCTACCGTGATGCCGGGGGCCGGATAGCGGTCACTCGCCGTCCAGCCCCCGGCGGCTAATTACGACGCGATGATCTTGAGGTTCTGCGGAGTGCGCTGGACGTCAAGGTCGTACAGGATCGCGGTCAGGGTGCAGTTGACCGCGGTTGCCACCAGGTAGTCGTACGTGTCGGCCAGCTCGGAGACCAGGAAGTCCACGTAGCTGGCATACCCGGCCGTCGCGCCGATCGTCAGTACGTTGGACGCCCAGGAAGCGGTCTGCGCGGTCCAGGCCGCGGCGCCACCAGACGACACCTGCTGATACCAGGTGGCCGGCTGGCCGAAGCCGTTGGCCGTGGTGACGTTGGCGACCGAGCCGGAAAAGCCCGGGTACGCGGTGAACGTCAGCGAAGTGGTCGCGGTCGTGGAAGCCACCGCCAGGAAGCCGACGCCAGAGCACTGCGTCAGGTCGATCTTCGCGCCGGAAGCACCGGGGACGATGTTGTAGACCCGTCCTAGTGCCCTCATACCAGCCATCAGGCTGTCTCCTACTCTGCCGCCGGGGTGTTAATGCCGGCGGCTTGTGATCACCATGCCCAATGCAGATGAACGGGCTGAACATCCCAGTGGACCGGGACTTTCTCGCTGACGTTCTGATAGTGCCAGTCGAAGAAAACCAGGTCGTTGACGATTCCCGGCCGGGCGGACAGATATCGCTTTGCTACCTCGCGGGGAATGTACGTCATGCCGAACCCCGCGAAATTACAGAACGGGTCGCCCTCGGCAATAGGCTGCCGGACCCGCCATGTCGCACCGGCCCGCTCCCAGTACTTGCCGACGTCACTGATGCGCATCGCATCCGCCAGCGCGGACAGGAACACACCGTGGTCGTCGTACTCCCGGCGCCTTTCCACCCAGTTGAACGGCATCCAGCTGGGCAGGAACGCACCGGTCGTCGCTTCGTATAGCCGGTACGGCGCGACATGCACAACGTCTGGGTCTTCCCTGATGTGCTCCTCGAACGCCCACCACATCTCCTGAGAGACTGCGATGTCCCATTCGAGGAGCACTGTCCCGGTCGCCGGACCATCAGCGATGGCCTGGAGCGCCGGGCGGCTGTCGTAGTTGTTGACCGTAACCTTGGGCACCCAATCGACCACGTAGCTAGGCCCGGCCGGTACAGGGTCGGGGAAGCTGCGAATCCAGGAGATGCTCACGGCTGCCGATCAGGTGTGTGCTGCGGCGAGGCCGACGTACGCGGAAAGGGTTGCGCCGCCGTTATGAGGGGTCAAGGGGCTCTGTAGCCAAGGTCGACCATCTACACGCTCGATGATCCTGAACGCGGTCTGGTCGTTCTGGAAGGCGAACTCGGTGCTGGACGCCACCGAAACCGCCTGCCGGTCACCGATCAGGTAGTAACTCAGGTCGAGCAGCGAGATGTCGCCTGAGTTGCCGCCGCCCGTGGTACCGAGCGACGGAACCTTCTCGGTGAAGTACACCGGACGGCCGAAGACGCTGATCGGCGGCGCGTTCTCGATCAGGCTGGCGTTGTAGCCGCCCATCCAGATACCGGGGGTGGAGAGGGTCAGCTGTGCGAGCTGCGGGAAGGTGTCGATCGAGGCGACCCAGATGCAGCTCTTGAGGCTGGTCGGGAGCATCCTGGCGTACATGTTCACCAGGTCGGCGTAGGCGATGAGGCCCGTTGCCGCGCGGTCGATCTTGACGTACGCCGGGCTGTTGATGACACCCTGCGGGGTACCTGCGCCGGTCTCGGTCAGGAACGCGACGTCCTCGGCCCAGGCAAGACCAGCCGGAATCCGGGAGTCGAACCATCCGGAGAACGCCGGGGCGTCGGCCAGAAGCTCGTTGGGCACCTTGAAGAACCCGGTCAGCTTCTTGGCGTCCAGGGTGACCCGGCCGAACTTCGCGGTGCTCTCGGTCAGGGCTGCGGACTCTTCCGCCCAGTAGAACTGGACCCCGCCGAACAGTGAGCTGACGTGGCTGGTGTCGTCCACCGTCGGGATCGGGACCCGCAGAGTGCTCATCGGGATGACCGTCGCGTGGCTACGGACGAGGGTGTCTTCCAGAGCCAGCTGGAGCAGCTCAGAGCGCATGATCTCCGGGATCAGGAAGCCACCAGACGCGGGGTCTTCCGAGCCGAAGCTGTTCTGGAACGAGCGCACGCATTCGAGCTTGGCGAGCATCTCCTTCCGGTTGTGCATGGACGACGGGCGGGCCTCTTCCTTGATCGCGGCGCAGTACTCGCCGATCGACGCGAAGCGGTCCTCGTCCCGGTAGGTGGTCTCGAACTGAGCGCCGGGAGCGGTCCTGTTGTAGACCGTGCCCTTGCCCTTGCTGACCGCCGCGGAGCCGTCACGGCCCAGGTTCAGCTGCGGGCGGCCTCCGCTGAAGCCGATCGCGTTGGACAGGTCGACGCTGGGCTTCCGGCCGCCGCCGTTGTCCCGGATCATGTCGAACAGCGCGCTCTGAACCTGGTCGCGCACGTCGGTCTGAGTGTCGCCGTTCCGCTTCGCCCACTGCGCCGAATAACCGTCCAGGAACTCGCGGCAGGTACCGTCCGCGACCGCTTCCTGACTGAAGAACTCCTTCAGCCGTGCGGGGTCGGACATCACCTCGCGGAGCCCATCGGCGTCCGTAGGGACCTTGAGCTTGGTCACTTGTTAGCCCCTTCCAGGCCAGCGCTGAAGACTGCGGACAGCAGCTCCATGTCGATTTGCTCGCTGGGCGGCCCCGAAGGGCTGATTTTCGCCAGCGCGGTTTCCAGTACTCCCCGGGCCTGCTCCTGATTGGTCAGGAACCGCACCCGCGAAAGGTGAGCGAGAGCCTCCCGAACCCCCTGTGCGTTGGGTGGCCCGGTGGGCGAGTACCTGTACGGCAGCGCCCATGCTTCCCTTGTTGCCGGGTTACCGGACCGGCGTCCCGCGCAGATTCCCCGGTAGTAGTAAGCGGGGTCTTCCGCCTGCGCACCAGCCGCCCACGCGAGCGCCGGGTCCCATTCGCTGTCGTCCACCTCAACATCAGGCAGGGCCAGCGCCGCCCGCAGTACCGCCGGGTCAACCTTGCCGGACGGCTCGTAGCCGGGGTCAATCTCCTTCATGATCCCCTGGAGCTTGGACTTGGCGGCGTCGGCGTTGGTGAGCCCCTGGGTCTGCGGCAGCCGGGCGAGGGCGTTCTTCACACCAGCCGCGTTGGGTGCGCTGCCGGGGCTGTACTTGTAGGGGAGCGCCCAGGCTCCCTGCGTCGCCGGGTCACCGGACTTGCGGCCAGCGCAGATGCCCCGGTAGAACGCAGCCGGGTCCTGCGACTTGGCACCCGCCGCCCACGCCTTGCTGGCATCCCACGCTGTCGTGTCCACCGCGGCATCCAGCACCGGGAATCCGGACTGGGACCTGGGCTCGGTCTTCTGGCTGGAGGCCAGTGGCTTGCCCTGCTTGCCGTCCGGGTCCGACGGGATCGCCTTCAGCTGGGTACCGTCCGCAGCCCAGTAGTCGTGGTCCTTGTCGCCCGCCGGGGTGGCGTCGTCGTCGCCGTCGTTGTCGGGGTCGAACACCCACTTGCCGTCGCGCTTGACATACCCATTGTTCGCGTCCTGCATGTCAGGCCCGGGCGGGTCCGCAGGCGGAGTAGTGCCCGCGGTTACCGGCATGCTCCTGATCGACGCCGCGATCCGGCCGGGGATGATGGCGAACGACTTCAGGTCCAGCCCCGCGGGCCAGCTGGCGGCTTCCTCACCGACAATCCGGTCAGCCAGGCCCGCGGCGACGGCCTCCTCGTCGGTGTACCAGGTCTCCGCGAGCATGGCCTTGCGCCAGTCGTCCTTGGTACCGCCAGCCCGGCGTGCGTACTGGTTGGCGATGCTGTCGGAGACCTTGCTGAGCACGTCGGCCGACTTGGCCATCTCCTCGGCGTTGCCCTCGCACATCCCGGTCGCGTCGTGGATCATCAGCATCGAGCCCTGGGCCATCTCCCGCTCGCTGCCGGACTCGAAGATGAACGACGCGATCGACGCGGCCACGCCGTCCACGATGGTGGTGACCTTGCCCTTGTACGACCGGACAGCCTCCGCGATAGCCACGCCCTCGAAGACGTTGCCGCCACCGGAGTTGATGTGGACTTCGAGAGCGCCCTTGACCGAGGCGAGCGAGCCCGCGAAGTCAGCGGCGGTGATGCCGTCCTGGAAGAACCCGGCGCCGATGTCGTCGTAAACGTCCACCCGGGTGACGCCCGTGCCGCTATCGCTGACGGGGCCGATGTGGCACTTGATCCGGAAAATGGTCACCAGAGACTCCCAATATTCTCGACCGGGCCGTGCCCATTGCCTAGCGCCCTGCGCATTACAGCGGCCAGCTGCTCGTCCGGCGGTTCGGGAGCCGCACCGGGCGCAGTACCAGGCGGCGCACCCGGAACCCAGCCGGGCGGCAGAGCGGGCTCCTGGGTAGCCTTCTCCACCACGCCCATGTCCGGCAGGCCGACCGTTTCGAGCACGTCGGATGGATCGAACCCTGCGTTAACCAGCGTCGCCGCGGCGTTCGACTTGGCGATCAGCTCGCCGTTGTCCTCTTCCCGGTTGTCCGGGGACGGGTCCTCGTAGTCGAACTCGACGCCCACGCCGGACGAGCCGAACAGCGGCAGCAGCTTGTGGTTAAGGGTGTCCTTACGCCGGTCCAGGCGGGGCAGCGTCTGCCAGGAGATGAACACTTCCTCCGCGGTCTGCGCGTTCGCCCTGTTGACGTCTTCGGTGGTGCCCAGCAGCGCCTTGTGCACGCGCCAGGCTTCACGCAGCTCATCGCGGTTAGCCAGCCGCAAGTTCCCGTACTCAAGATCCCGGTTGGTGTGGGAGCTGCCCATCCAGGACGCGCCGTTCTCCAGCACACCCACCCGGCCAGCCCGCGCGACACCCTGATGGCTTTCCCGCCACCGGTCGACCAGCTCGTCCCACTCGCCTTCGGACAGGCGCTTGTCCACCTGAATGACGCCGCCGGGGTCTGCGCCGTTATAGAACAGGTTCCGCTGGTACTGGGTGGCGTACTGCTGCTGCTCGATGTTGGCCATGATCGAGCCGACGGGACCGGCGCCGCGGAACGGGTCCATCGGGTCCGGCAGCTTCTCGATGATCACTTCGTCCAGCTGGAGTGGCACAACCTCGCCACCGGGGCCGTTGTACACCCAGCCGAGCAGGAAGTCGTCGGGGTCGGGAACGGGCTCCATCCGATCCGGCCGGACGTACCACATGCTCGTCGGGAAGGTGGTGCCCTCGTTATTGAGCACCCAGAAGGTCTCACCGGTCAGCTCAAGGTGCTGGTTGGAGCCTTCCCGGAACTCGAACCCTGTCTGAAAGTCGTTCGGCTTGCTCCACAGGGAGAGCGCGGCGTGGTTGACGACCTCTACCCGCTGGTCGCTGCCCTTATCGGCGGTCGTGTAACGGCGGCGGCCATCTTTCGGCTGCATCTTGTACAGGTGCCACGGAGCACCCGCCGGGGCCGACTGGAGCAGCGAAACGATAGAGAAGACGGTGCCTGACCGGCCGTAGGCGCGCATCTGGGATTCACGGGACTGCCTGCCGGCGCCCAGGTCGAATACCTGGCCCGGCCGCCGCGCCCCGGCAGTGGACAGCGGTACGGGCGGCCCGGAGGTGTTTAGCAGGCGCTTCAGGCCGCTACGCATCGTCGTCGCTCACCTGGAATTCGAGCACCATCAGGCTGACCCCGGTGACGATCCACCCGGCGAGGGCGCTGGCCTGCCACACGCCGTAATCGATGCATCCGTAAGCGGCGAGCGTAAGCGGCATGGACAGCGCGCGGCGGAGGCTGGAGGTTTTACCGCGCCGGGTAAACGCCTTCGCGACGCCGGAAACGCGGTCGGTGAAAGAGCGTGCGGTGCGGGCCGTGGGTTCGCCCCAGGCCAGGTTCGGGATCGACACGTGACCGCCTATTAGCTCTCGCCTAAAGCATAACCCCTGAGCAGGAGAAACGCCGCATTCCGGCTTGACAGGGTGGTAGAAAGCAGTAAGATAAGGGAAGAGGCAGGAGGAGAAAATGAAGGTTACCGACGACAAGGACTACCAGAACCTCAGAAAGGCCGCCCACGCACGCGGTTACGTCTACACCCGGTCCTGGCGCGCAGAGGGCGACGAGATCGCCCGGAAGCACGTCCTCCGCCCGCTGTCCGAGAACGGCGAAAGCCTGTTTTTCGGCTCCGAGAAAGCGGTCCTGGCCTGGCTGATCCAGAATGGTTACCAACCGCGGCAGGTGCCACGCGCCGCCGGAGAAGAGGACTGATGAGCTGGGAGAACGAGTTCGACGCCTTCGAGGTGGAGCACGACGACCTGAAAGCGCTGCGAACACAACTGGTGCTGGAGAGCGTGACCTTCCCGCACCCGGTCCATGAAGAGAACGAAGTCCTTATCTGGGCACCAGCGGAAGCGGCGTAGGGGGACAGACCGTGATCATCATCATCCTCGCCGTCACGGTAGCTGTTGGCTGTGCGGCCTACCTGCTCATCAGCTCGTCAGACCCGGGAGGGCCGCCCAGCCGCCCAGGCCCAGGTACTGGTGGACCGGTAACCAGCATCCGGTTCTGCTTCTACACGAGCAAGCGCGGCTACTTCACCGGCGGCTACTGCCACACCTGCAATCGGCACCACGGCTGATGGGCGGCTACGCGGAGTAATGAGACTGTTCGGGCGGACCTGCCCAGCGCCCCTAAACCCGCAGGAGATCTTCACCACCATGCAGCACGTGGAGGGCGCGCTAGACGGCAGCTACCCGCTGTGGAAGCTAACCGTAAAAGAGTCGGCGATGTACAAGGACCGCATGATCCCCATAAACGTCCAGGACGCGATCGACGGGATCTACCCCGCCAAAAAACTCACGAAGGCAGAAGCCCAGCTATATAGGGCGGCCTTGCGAGACCGGAACCCCCCTATACGCAGAAGCGGCGGCCGAGGAGGAAGACCGGGGTAATGAATAAGGCCCAGGGAACCCTCATCGCAGGCGTCGCTGTTCTGCTCGCAGGCTGCGGCGCGCAAGCTGCAAACAACCAGCCTGAGCTGTCCTTCTCGTGCGGCACCGCATCACTTTCCCAGAACGCTCCCGTTGACGTAGGTATTACAGCCCCCACCCAGGTATACGTAAAAAGCGTGCTGCTGGAGTGGGAAACCGGCGGACCTCCGGGTAGCAGCACTCAGACAGTTAAGGTGAATCAGAACATAGACCCGGGCCAGACGATCGACGTTCTGGTACCCCGGGCTTATGGACCCGCACCTCAGCGCTATGCCTACCAATGCGCAATCGATAGCTACGTGCTCGGGCCGTCCTCATGACAGCCAAGTCGAACGCCTGGCCGGTCCAGACGTCGAGGAATCTATCGCCAGCGCTGCCCTGGCCCGGAATAACAAAGCCCGGCTGCCACCTATGCACCTGGGCCCACCACGAGGGCGTCTTCCAGGTCAAGTACATCCACGCCGCCTGCTGGCCGCACGGAAAACGCGCACAGTGACTCGGCGCGGAAACTGCGGGGACGATGAACCTGACGTATGCATTCTGTGCCATTACTGGACAGACAGCCGCGTCAGTTACTGCCCAGTAACCAGGAGCGGGGCTCACATCTGGAACCGGTCGTCGCAAGGCACGGTCTACATCATGTGCAGCGCGGCAGCCAAATCGTGGCGGCGACCGCGCCATCTCGAACAGGCCGACCAGCGCAACCAGAACCCAGCCTCGCACTACTGCGGCTGGACCCGGCAAGAGAACGTGGTTAACCGCGTCCGTCAGCACGGCTGGCCAGCCACAACACTCGTCTGCACCTTTACCGGTACACCGGCAGACGAAGAGACGTGCAAACAGATCGCTAACTGCCCACACTGCGACGAGCGGCTGGCACAGGACTCTTTCGCGGGCAAACTCCCCGCGCCCTGGGTATGGCGGGGACCGGGGTCGGGTACTGCTTCCGTAAGCGAGCTAGCACGCCGGGCGGCAACGCGCCGACGTCAGTGACCCAGCCCCCACCGGGTTATTTTCATGCACTGTGCAGCAAAGTGCTCCTCCGACATCGTGTACTTCATCCGGTTACACAGCTTGCAGCAGGTCACGCTGTTCTCAAGCGTGTATCCGGCGTCGTTATCCAGCCGGTCGATCCCGTTGTACGCATACGCGCCGTTATAGCCTTTGCTGTTTTCGAGCACCGACTGAGGCCCGTTCCCGCAGTAGTGGCACTGCGCTGAGGTGAGCGCCCTGAACGCTTCCAGGGAGAGGCTGAAGCTAAGGCCGCGCCTTATGGCGTCTCGCCGGTACATGCCGAAAAGCTGCTTGGAGGACGCCTCAAACTCAGGCAGTTTCTGTACGCACCCGCACGATCTGGACTCGCCTTTAGCTAGCGACCTGCCCGAGACACTGCGGGTAGTTCCGCACACACAGCGAACAATCCAGCGCGGACCGTGAAGGCTGTCAGCCCGGTCGAACGAAAGTACGGTCCATCGGCCGAAAAGTCTCTCCTGCTCGATCTTTGATGCGTCCCACCGCTACTGCCTAGTCCGCTAGCCGGAGCTAGAACCACCTGAACCGGGGCGACCCAACCAGGTCGACGTGAGCGACCACGTACCGCATCGCGTCGGCACCGTGGTCGTTCTGCTTCAGCGGGGCCTCTTTCACCGTCGAACCTGAGCCCTGAGATGAATGAGACCGGTAAGTAGAGCTGTCCCAGACATACTCCAGCATCTCGTCCTGGAGGCACAGGGGCTTATGGCCCTGCTCCAGTGCCGCATCCCGGCGGACCAGCGCATCACGGCAGATATAAAGGCGCGGCCGGCCGTCCTCCGCTACCCGCAGCCGGGACTGCACCGCCTGGATTCCCTCACTGACGTTCTTAGTCGCGGCGATCGTGCCCACATCCAGGTGGCGCTCCAGAGTGGCCCGGTCCTCAGCATCGTGGTCGCAGATCACCGTGGTCGGCATCTCATCCGGGTGCCGCTGGCCATCACCGTAGTGGACAGCCGACCGGATCTCTTTCGCCCAGTCCTCCACCAGCATCCCGGTGCCGTACAGCTCCCGGTACATGTACAGGCGCCCATCCGGGTCCTCAGCCCACCACTGCGCCGTGAACGGGTTCCGGAATCCGAAGTCGATCGACAGGTACCGGTTCCAGCCTTTCGGCACCGACTTGATCTGCGGGTGCAGGTGAACCACCGGGTCGTAGGTGCCGTAAACCAGGCCCTCAGCCGCCGCCCAGATCCCCTTCCGCAGCCGCAGATACCGGACCCCGGACAGGGCCTCCAGCCGGGTGATGTAGTCGAGGCCCTCCACCGTCCAGCGCCCGTCGTCGTACAGCCTCGGGTTATCCTCGTGCACCGACGTGATCATCGTGCACTGCCCGCGGGTGCACCGCTGATTCAGCCAGTGATGCGGTGCACCGGGGTTGGTGTCCGCGATCAGCTGCTGAAACGAGCTGACTCCGTTACGCAGCCGGGTGGTGATCGCCTCCCAGTCGTCCTCCTCCAGCTCGATCGCTTCCTGCACGTAGGCCAGGTCGTACTCCGACGACATGATCCGGCTGGCCTTGTCCATTCCGCCGACCGTGATGGTGGAGCCGTTGCCGTACTTGAAGCTGGCCGCCTCCTGCCGTGATCCGCCGTAAAACCGCACCTCGCCGGACTCGATCGCCTCCTTCCCGACGATCTCCCGGAACGTCACCAGCCCCGTCGAGGTCAGCGACACCGCCGACTTCCGCACGATCAGCGCGCGCAGCCCCTTATGCAGCAGGCACATCGCGTGAACCTTCTCCAGCGCCGCACGCGATTTCCCGGTCCCGGCCGCACCGGACATCAGAACTTCGGGGTCCCGGCACTCAAACAGCTGCTTCGCCGAGCCGACCGGGCGGTATTCGTGGGCCAGCTGAGGTGCGGCGGACGACGGCATCAGACCTCCAGGCGGGTGTGCGGGCTCACAGCTTGTGCGCGGCGAGCAGCGAGATGACGCCGATCAGCAGGGAGAGGATACCGACCGCGGCAACGACGATGCTGATCGTGGTACCGGCGCTCATGTGCGACTGGGAGTTCACCTCGCGGGCTTCGTTACGGCTCGCGGAGGCTCCCGCGCCAGTCGATTCGATCCGGACCACCCGCTCTTTAACGTCGGTCAGAGTGTCCGAAAGGGCCTGCTGCCCGGTCTGTGTCTGCGCCGAGTTGGATTTGATCGTCTCCTGGGTGGCCGCTTCGGACTTGGAGATGGCCAGCGCCGCTGACTTGTTCGCCTCGGCGGCTGCTTCCTTCTGGGCGGCGAGAGCGGCGGTCAGGGCCAGGGCGTTACTGGCGCAGGTGCTGGCCACTGCCCCGAACTTCTCCAGCATCACCTCGCTGACCTTGCCGGTCGCGGCGTTGGCCAGATCGATGCGGCTCAGCATGAACTCGCGCTCTGACCGCATCGACTCCTTGAAGTCGTTGGCCAGCGCCGCGGCGTCGCGCTGATTGTCCGCCGGAATGCGCTCGATGTGCTCTGTCGCGAGCCGGGCCGCAGTGTCCAGGTCGTTAAGGCGCTGAGTGAGCACCTCCCGGTTGTGCGAGGCGATTCCAAGCACCTCATCGCGCAGATGACCGGCGGCCACTTCGTAAAGTTCAGGCAGCTCCCGCAGCCGGTCCCAAATCAGCCCGCGGTTCTGGTCAAAGCCGTCCAGCCGGGTCTCGATTGTCTCCCTGAGCGACATGATCTCCCGGCGGAACACCTGCGTGGCCCGCTCGACCGCTTCCGTGGTGAGCGTCGTCGGATCGGGAATCGGCACCCAGCCCTCACCCTGGCTGCGCCCCCTGCTCCCGGCGGGGTCCCGCTCCGCGATGTCCGGCATCAGACCCCCGAACGCTGGCGGCGGGCACAGGGGCGGGTGTACACGGGGCGACGATCAGCGACCAGGCAAAGGCGGGCCACTCCCGCGCGGTCCAGCTCAGCGGCGTACCCTGCCGGCGCTTCCAGCAACTGACCCGGGTTAGGCCACTCCAGCCAGTCGCCGCCGGACTTGTACCCGCCCGAGATCGACATGATCATCCGCACCCAGGTCCGGTCCAGCCCGAAGCCGATGCGCCACGCGGGGTCGCTGTGCTCGCCGGCATGCCCGCGGGCGGCGCCGCAGCGAAGCTGTATCCAGTGCTGCTCGTCGTCATGCTCAGTCACCAGCCACAGCTCCCAGGCACACGACGGGATCTTCGTGCCCGGTACCACGCCGTTGTTCCGCGACAGCTCGGCGGTCAGGTACATGCCCGCTGTCTCGCTGGGCCAGCGCACCCTGATGCACCAGAATCCGCACTGCTCGTTCAGCCGCCTTGCCGCTTCGGTGGTGGAGACGAGCACCATGGCCTTATCCCTACAGGGGGTCGCCGCGCGGGTCGGATGACCGGTCGCCCTCGAACATGCAGGCGGGCTTGCCGCAATGCCACGGGCAGACCGGCGTGGTCGCGGGAACGTAGAAGTCCAGGCCGTCCTCGGAATACGCCTGTCCCAGCACACCCAGGCTCACCCACGATCCGGGCTTCAGCCAAGGGGCCCAGGTTCCCCGTTCAGCCACTGCTCCAGCTCCTCGTCAGTAGGCACGCACGGAATCGGGTCCCCACTCACAACAGCGCCCAGCTCTACGGGGTCAACAGCGGGCGGGGCGGCGTTGTCTTCCAGGCAGGCGAGGCACGACATCCAGCCTATGATCCGGCCGTCGGGGTGCAAGATCGGCACGTCCGTGTTCAGGCCCGAGTGCACGTGCTGATACCCGCTCACCGCGTGGCCAGCCGCCCGAGCCCGTAGCCGCGGTTGGGGATGTGATCGATACCCGCGGCGTGCCAGTATGCCAGCCGCGGCACGAACGTGGTGTCCAGCTTCTCCGCCGCGACTCCGACCGCGTTAGCCGCCTGCATCAGCGTGAAGTACTCATCGGGGCAGGCAGTCACCGGGCCAAGGGCCTCGACCTCCCACGCGATCAGCAGGAGCTTGCGGGCCAGCGCGGTCCACGGCGTGTCAGGTATCTCCGGCAGGTCGTCCACCGGGGTCACGGTCTGTGGTGCCGGGATCAAGGGACCTCCTGGTCAGGGCTGTGATCCCATTGTACGTTAAGCGGACGTACGCCAGCGTCACCCGGTTCTCCCGCTGCACCCGGTTCTCCCGCTGCACCCGGTTCTCCCGCCTTTCCGTGCGACCCGTTGGTGGCGTCACCGCCCGCGCCGCCCTTGCCGCCGTAACCGCCTTTGCCACCCGCCCCGCCGGAACCGCTGACGAACGGTGCGCCCGGGAGCGGCGGCAGGAACTTGTCCTCATACGCCGCCATCGCCGCGGACATGGCTCCGTAGTCCGTCGCGAAGTTGGCGTAGATCGAATAGACGAGGGTGATGTACAGGCCCCACTTCAGCCAGACGTGCGGGTCCAGGAAGAACAGCAGGGTGACGAGGGGGAAGTTGACGATCCAGTACCACATACCCCAGCGGTGCACCTTGTACTGGGAGTGCGGGTTGGTCTCCAGGTCCCGGATAAACAACTGCGCCAGACCGTACCGCCGCGGCAGATAGCGTCTCACTCGGTGCACGTGCCCCCCAAAACCGGAACCACACTAAAAGAATGCGAGTCGTTACACTCTGTTACGTTGCTGCAAAACTGGAATCTCACCGAACGGATGCACCGTAGTTTTATATTTTTGCTTCTGGACATTTTCGTATTTACCTGCACTACCGCGGCAGCCACGGTCTGCATAACGAACCCAGCCCGGACTGGCCGTCATCGCCCCCGCCCCCGCGCGTAGTCCAGACAGCCACGCCGACGATGATCACCAGGACCACGCCCGCACCGACGAGTATCCAGTCACTGCTCACGCCGTATACCTCATGCAGTACGCCCCGTCGAGATGACATCGCCCACGCACTTTGCTCGTACCTAGAGCATAAGCCAGCCCTGGTCTGAGCAGGTCACGGCCACCGGCGGTACTGTCTCCTCCCTCCTCTTCCTTTATCTTACCACAGCCTCCCGTGAGCCGCGGCCACGCACCCCGGTTGACCGGGTGGGAAGACGTGGTAAGGTGAAGGAGGAAGTAGGAAGAGAGGATCGGCTATGGAGTACCAGACGATGGACACTGTGGACGAGCTGCCCACCGAATACCTGCTGGAAGGTCTGCCGAAGATCCCGCGCGGTGACCTGACCCTGGTCTACGGCGACGGTGCGGTAGGCAAGGGCCGGCTGGCGATGAGCTGGATAGCTGACGTGATCAACACCGACCCGGAAGCTGTTGTGCTGATCTGCCTGCCGGAGGACCACCCGAACGAGCAGATCGCGCCACGGCTGACCGCGGCCGGGGTCAGTGACAAGTCCCGGGTTATCAACATCACCCGGCTGCCCGGCGGAGCACGCTTCAAGCTGAGCGCCGACACCGCCCACGACGGTGACATCGGCCTGCTCCGCGAGATCGTGATGGACATCAACGAGCAGCCTGACCGGACGGTCCGCATGATCATCATGGACCCGATCGCGGCCATCGTCGGCTACGGAACGATCCAGACGAACGCCGGAGCACGAAAGCTGCTGGAGCCGATCCAGGACCTCTGCCAGGACACCGGCATAGCGGGCATCGTCGTCGCGCACAGCGTCAAGTCCGGCGTGCTGCAAGGCTCGGCTGGTCTGTCCCAGGCGGCCAGGTTCGTCTACAAGGTGAGCAAGGACAAGAACAACCCAACGGTGCGGTGCATCTCGATCGAGAAGGCGAACAACCTGCCGCCCGGCGAGGACATCAAGTACACCCTGGAAGACGACGGCGACGGCGTGCGTGTGGTGATGCTGGACACGGGCACCATCGAGAAGCGCCAGCGGTCGTGGAGGGCGTCAGGCCCCGCTGTCTCCGGGCACCAGCCGCCCCGGTGTGAGCCCGCACCAGCACCGCGCCCATTCGGCGGTGGCGCCCCTGACCCCCTGTGCGACGTCCTGCGTACGGTCCAGGCCCTGACCGCTGGCCTCATAGCGGTGGAGTGCCCGGTCTGCGCGGCGCCTGCTGGTGCGGGCTGCGACCCGGACAGCGGTACGCCATGCGAGCTGGTGGGCGAAACCCGGGTTCACCTGGCGCGGGCACGGGCGGCTGCCGCCTGACCAGCAAAGCGAACGGGCCCTGTCTCCGCGGCAGGGCCCTTTCCGCGCCCGGGTGCTGCGGAATTTCCGCAGCGACGCACTGTGACCGGATGTCACGCGCTGTGAATATTGCAAAATTTTAGCGATTTGCACGGACTGTGACCGGACGTTACCCCGTCGAGGTGCACACAGGAACGGCCCTACTCCAGCGCGGCAACGTCCACCCCGACCACGCTGTGCTGTACAGGCACGACCACAACAGACTGGCGCGGCGGGAGGTCGCCCATTTCCTCCGCGACCTGGCGCAGGATCATCGCGCGGGTCTTTATGTGCTCGAAGTGATCGCCGTAGTCATTATTGGCCTTTGACGCTTCCCAGTCGGCCATATACGCAGCGATACGGTTCTCTTTCTTCGCTATCCACATACCGACGAAATCGTCCTCTATCCGATCGCGCATCTCATCGATAAGTGCCGCATGCCTGCGGGAGAATTGCGTAATCGCCGGAGGGGTCACCCCGAACCTTTTAGCGATTTCCCTTTTGGTGAGATCCTTGACGGCCAGGTGACGGCACACCTCATGCCAGCGGTGCCGCGGGATGCTGCCGCGGTCCTCGTCCGGTACGACCAGCTCACCGGCCATCGGGTCCATGCTCACCTCGCGCGGGATTTTGATCTAGCCCAGAACATATTCTAGCCCGTTTAGCGGAGGGCCCCAGGACGGCCTCAGGGGATTGCCCGCGGCGGTGAAACCGGGACCCCAGGAGCGTGGATTTGAGCGCCCACGGACCACCCCAGGAGCGTGGGTTTGGGTGTGCGTGACGCTCTCGACGGGCCGGTCCGGGACGATCCGTGGGCCGGGTGGCTGCGTCGGTTCTGCGTCGGTTAAGCGGGATCGGGCGAAGACCGTCACGCACAGTCACTAACCCGGCGCGTGGAGTGTTATTGCCATCTGCTGCGTCAAAATCCAGTGCTATGTAATCATATGGGGGGTCAGAGGGGGTCTAAGGGGGGCAGTTCCTTATTGAATATATATAAGAGAGAGAGAGAGCTTTTAGAATCGCTATTACAGGGTGACCCCCCTAGACCCCCCCTGACCCCCCATGCCTTACTATAGCAATGAGCCCCCGACATGATCCGCAGTCATATCGGGGGCTCACCGTGTTCAGCCGGTTACACGCAACGGTCCCAGCCGCGGGTGATCGTCAGGGTCGCCGCCTTGTTCTTTGAGGGCTTCCTGAACACCGAAAATCCGGCCGCTGCGAGCACGTTGTACAGCTCCGTGATCTTGTCGCTGAGCCGCCGCGCGTTCTCCGGCCAGTAAGCAGAAATCTGCCCGCCGATCTCCCGCAGCCCGGACAGCGCGGTGAACAGCTCTGTAGCCGTGCCCTTCCAGGTGGCCGCTACGCACGCCGGGCGGGGGTCAGACTTGCTGGTGCAGCTCGTGCACTTGCACCACGGGAACACCAGCAGGGTGGGTGAGGTGCATGCCCGCTTCGACACGCACTCCGGGCACTGGCCGCACGGACGGCGCGGCGGCGTGAACAGCTTCTCGATCGCCATGACCACCGGCTCACCCGCGGCCTTCTCCTCTTTGGTGGTCTTGATTGATTCCATGAACGCCTCGCGGCAATTCGTGCCATACGCCATATCGTGTGCGGTGAGAATGTCCGCGTACTCAGCCATCCGGCCGCCGTTACGCTTATCCGCGGGAATTGCCGGGAGCGCGCGAAGCACCTGCACCACGTGGTCGAGAATCGCACCGAGAATTTGCGGCCGGGCCATATCGAACGACACCTGGATTTGCGCGTCTCCCACCCGGCTGCTATCACCGATCGGCTCACACGGCACTTCGATGATCCGCTCCAGCGCGTCAGCCGCGAGGCCGTAAGGCAGCGACAGCCCGGTGGCGACGAACGTCCGCTTGTACTCCACGGAGATGTCATCGAAGTTGGTCTTCATCTTCCTGAAGGTGTCCACCCGGCCGGTGACCATGTTGCAGAGCCAGTCGGACTGCTCGGCCGTCACCGACGTCATGTTGTCGTACGTGCCGATGTACGCCTTCACCGCCCGGATGATGTTGTTGCGCTCATCGTTCTTGTCCATCTTGCCGCGGAGCCACTTCACGCCGTCGGCCAGCCGGGCGAGACTGGCGGCGTAGGTGGTCTTCCCCGAGCCCGGGACCCCGGTTGCCCAGATGCCCGGCCGGGACACCGACGTGAAGAACGCCGCGACCAGCCAGCCGGTGCCCAGCGAGATAGCCGTAGGGCCGGTTACCCGCAGGATTGACCACAGCATGTCCAGATCGCCGCCGTAGACGGGTGCTGGCAGCGGGAAGTAGCCGACGGAGCGCCGGAAGACGGGCGGTGCGATTCCGGCCGGCAGCTTACGCGGGTCGGTAACCCACCAGTTCTCCGCGGTGACGTAGACAACCTGCCCGGTGGCGTCGCCCAGGTCGATGATCAGGTACCCGTTGCCCTGCACCGACCGCAGCTCCGCGCTGACTTTCCGGGCGTGCGCCATGCCCTCGGCCTCGATGGCACCGACGATGCCGGACACGATGCTGGGGTTGGCGACCTTGCTGACCACCTTGATCTTTTCCTTCGCCCGGATTTCGGGGTCCGGGTACGCCTCGAAAACCCAGCCGTTCCACACCTGAGCCAGCTCGCGCCACATCCGGGTGATCAGCCACCGGACTTCCTGGGTGAGGAATGACCGGGGGATGTAGGGCTCGTCCGGCAGCATCGGGCCGGGCAGCAGGAACAGCTCGCCTCCGGTGTCCCGGGCGAATGCGTACGACTTGAGGATCGCGTCGGTGATCATGTCGGCGCTGGGCTTCGGCGGCCGGTTATCCGCGAGCGCACCTTCCAGGCCGTTTCCGGCATGTGGCGGTTCCGCGTTCCCGGTAACCCAGGTCACGTCGCCTGCTGCGGGGTTAGCTGTCACCGGCTGCGCGGACCCAATCGCCGCGGGTGCGCCGTGCCCATTTCCGCCGGTCACCTCGACGGGCAGTAGTGTGACCTGACCGCCGAACCACTGCGCCTGGCTGGCGCTGTTCGCCTTGTCGTAGGCCGGATGGCACCTCTCGTACGCCCGGTAGACGTCGCCATCACCGCGGCCGGTCGCGCTGTCGTATTCGGCGCACAGCTCGGAGAACAGCGTGCCCATGCCTGCGACGCCGCTGCCCCCGGCCGCCTTGATGATCCCGCAGCGACGGGGCAGCGAGCTGTTGCGGTCGTCCAGCACCCAGTTGCCGAGTACCTGCTCCGCGAAGTTCTCCGGGTACTCACCGTCCGGCTGCACCCAGGTTGCCCGGTCGGCGTAGAGGTCGTCCGAGTTACCCGCGGCGTTATCACCGTGCAGGACGTTGCCGTTGTCCGCGAGCAGCGCCAGCATCAGCCGCTCGTCCGCGACGACCCACGGCTTGCCGGTGTTCTCGTACCGGGTGCCGCTGGCATGGACGCCTTCGGTGTAGCAGAAGCCGTTGCTCTTGATGTGCCCGAACGGGGTGAGCCGCTGCTTCGGCCACAGGTGCAGCAGGTGCGGCGGGACGATGATGGCGACGTGGAACTTGAAGGTGCCGTCTTCGCACTCCCGGATGACGGTCGCCACACCGCGCCACGGCCCGAGCAGTTTCCCGGTTGCCGTCTGCTCCCACTTATCCGCGTAGTCGCCGTCCAGGAATATGGTCAGCGATGTCGTAGAGCACGCGACCCCGGTGTTCTGGAACTGCCCGTACTGCGGGTGTGGCGTCGTACCGCCTGCGACGAACGGCTGCTTCGGGTACTGGGTGCCGTAGGGGATGTCTTCAACCTTGCCGGAGACGCAGCCGATCTTGGCGTCATCGGCCGCGTTGTACCACCAGATCCGGGTGGGCGTGAAGTCCCCGGGCGCTGTGGTGTCTGTTGCGGTAGCATTTACACTAAGCACTGGGGGTCCTTTCCCCACCTGGGCCGTCTGCCTGTGATGAGGCAGGCGGCCCGTTCTTTGCGTATTTGAGTTCGAGGCCGCCCTGCTTGAGCCGGGCCCACGGCAGGTCCGGTATGGTGCTCTTCCGCGGGCGGTGCTTGCCGCAGAACTGCGCGGTGATATGTACCACGTCCGGCCCCCGCGCCCACATTCCGCAGGTGCCGGCCTCTCCGCAGATGCAGCACGGTGTGAGCCCGGCCCGCCTGACCGGCATGACGGTGATGGACCAGATGCCGTAGCGCCAGTGCTCGGGGTGTTCATTCATTCGCAGAGACTCCCTGTTGAAAAGAGATCCCTACGCTCTCCGCTGGGCTAAACGCGGAGCCTGTGGGGGCTGGTGCCCGATTTACTTATTGTGCGGTGCCGTCACCGATCAGCTGGTGGTCGATCTGGCCGAGGCGTTCCTCAAGCCAGTCGTGCTCGGCATTGATCTCGATCAGGTCGTCCTCGATGTGGGCCTTCTCGTCCAGGAGCGCGAGCCGGTTCAGGCTGTGCTGGTCGGTAATGGTGCTCATGACGTCACCGCCTTCATGGTGCTCAGAAAAGCAAGAACGTTCTGCCAGCAGTCGCTGCCGACGCCCCGTGCTACCGACTCAGGATCAGAGCAGCGCTTTCGGCAGATGAGGCAGTGCTTGCTGGGAGTCAGGTGCCCCGTGTCTTTCAGCCGCTGAGCGAACTCGTAGGTCTTTTTCTCCACCCGCAGTTTCCGGGTGACCGCGGCTTTCTTGGCAGCTTCTGACCGGACCTCTTTACGGCGCTGATTGGCTTCCTCCACCGCTCGGCGAACCTCGTCTTCCGGGTAGCCGTTCGGGTTCCACAGGCTCCCGTCGGCATCGATTCCGACCTTGGAGAGTGTGCCGGAGTCTGTGCCTGATTTCCGGACCCAGGTGTACCGGCTCATGACGCCCTCCTGATGTCCCGCTTACTGCTGGTTTGCCGTGACCGCTGCCGGGCTTTGCGGCAGGTATCGCCGCACGTTTTCGCGCCGTCCCGGGCCGGCCAGAACACCTTGCGGCATGCCGTGCACCAGGCCGGGGTCGTGCCGTGCCGACGGGGCAGCGTGCCGTAGACGATGATCGCGCTGTCGAAGCCGGGTGCGCCAGGTACCCCGTCGGTGCTGCCGAACTCGATCCGGCGCGGCCAGTACCGGACCAGGGCAGCACTGGCCGTGGCCGCCAGCCACCATTTAGTCCCGGTGCGGACCGGCACGAGGCAGACCACGATCTCCGCTCGCCCGGCTGCGACCTCGGCTCGCGCCTTAGCCAGCCACGGGACCAGCTCCCGGCCGTACGGCGAATTCAGCCAGACACGCCCTTTCCACTCCTGGGCAAGGCCGTCGTCGTCCCTGGTGTAATAGGCGGACGCCTTGGTGTTGGCCGCCGACGCCGCCGGGTCCAGGTCGAACGGGCCGAACTCTGCGGCTAGCTGATCCACCAGCCATTGCGGCGTTGGCCAGTCATCGGTGCTCATGACGACCACCCGATCCTGTGCAGTAGCTCGCGGGCATCGGCCAGAATGTCCGGCAGGCACCACTCATGGAATGGAAACGCCGGGTCTTCCCGCACGCCCAGTTCCAGCCGCTCGTGAACCCGGATGGGGTCGGCCGGATCGTTGCGGTCGTGGAGACCTTCGGCGTCTAGCAGCAGCCCGTTCGGCAGTTCGACCTGGGCGTGACCACCACCACCGTTGATCGAGTCCGTGGTGAGCGCCTGCCACCCGGTCAGCGCCCAGACGGCCTGAGCCAGCAGGTAGCAGTCGCCGTACATGTACCGGTACTGCTTTGCCGCACAGGGCAGGCCGCTGGAACGGACCTGGTACTCGGGCGCTACCTCGAACAGCTGATCTGGCTGCGTAGGCGTGATGCACACGGGAACGGCGCTCACGACGTCACCGGCCCAGCTCGTTGACGGCGGTGACCAGCTCACCTATGCGCTCGGCCAGGGCGAGGGTCGCACGTACCTGCGCGGCCATCAGGTTCTGGTCGAGGCTGAAAACCCGCGGCTCGCCGGACCCGTCAGGGTCATCGGGTGCGCTCTCGGGCAGACCACCACATCCCGGTGCGGCGAGACCCTGGTAGGCCCATTCGGCCTGGACCTCTGCGGGGCTAGGATTCCGGGTGTATTTTGCGGTACCGTTGGCCATGAGCTAGTCCTCCAAGACTGCTCGAAAATCGGGTTGTGTCCGCAACCCTGTCCGCTGGCTAAAGGCGGACGCTGTTCGCGGGGCTTGCTAGCCCTCACCAGGTCGTCGTCTGTTTCAGGCGGCGGCCTGGTCCTTCTTTACTCTCTGGCTCTGGTTTAGCCCGGCGGGCATTAGATCCACCCTTCGCGCTCGGCCTTGCCGATGTCGCCCTGGGCTATTTCCGTGATCCGTGCCCGGCAGTACATGGGGTCGGACAGGTGCGTGTCTCCGTTCTCAGCCGCGGCGTTGGTTTCCCACGTGCTCAGGGTCTTGCGGATGAGCGCCAGGACGTCGGTGTCCTTCATCAGAGTGCTTCTGCCCCGGCGCTTTCCTCCTCCGCCGCGAGCGCATCCGCGATGACGGCGAGCTTGTCCCGGCGGCGCTGAGCGGCAGAGCGGCGAGCCAGGCGCACGCGGATCATATCGGCCTCCACACCAGCCTGGATCATCTTGCTCCGCTGCGGCTCAGGGATCTCCGGACCGGGGTCGAACTGGGCCAGGCGGGCGTCCCTGGCGGGCTGGGTTGCGGCGGTTCGGTCGCGCTCTTTCGACCACCGGATCAGCTGTGCCCGCCGTGCCAGATCAGACCGGAGGATTGGGTCGGACGCGGCCATTGTTTTCTCCTGTTTGCTGGGCGCCTATTCCGTCGTACAGCAGTAGTTTATCGTACTAAAGGGCGCTCCGCAACGCTCTGACCTTGTATTACGCGGTATGACAGTTAGCGAGAGTAATGGTTCCGCCGGCAGGATTAAAGGTCGCGAGACCCAGACGTGTACCACCAGGAAACCGGGCAAGTTGCCCAGTTTCAGGTACCGAGAGTAGGTGGACGACCACGTACTGACGGTACTCCTGCCCGGCCGAGGCGGAAGGGCTCTAAGATCTCTGACGCTCAGATCGAGGAGATCATTACGGAGAGCGTCGTTACAGGTCGCCGAGACCCAGGTGGCGGGACTCTTCAGCCGCGCGTTCAGCCGCGGTGTCCTCTACATAACGGGCCAGCATGTCGCGGCTCGACCACCCGGCCACAGCCATCAGGCCGCCCTCACTGCCCCCGGCGCCAAGCCATCGCGACGCCCCCGTGTGCCTTAGCCGGTGCGGATGGAAGTTCTTAATCCCGGCGTCCTCAGCCCTATGCCGCAGCGTCGCGTACAGGCCGTCGTAACCCAGGCCCTTGCCGCGCTCCCCCAGCCACAGCGCGCCCGACGAGGCCGCGAGCACGTGGGAGCGCCGCAGCCGCAGGTACCGGTCGATAGCCCTGGCGGTCTGCGGCCCGAACGGCACGATCCGCCCCTTGCCGCCTTTGCCGCGGTGGATGGTGGCGATCCCGCGCCGCAGGTCCACGTCATCGACGGTGAGCGCCAGCAGTTCCTCCGCCCGGCACATCGCCTCAGCGGCCAGCCTGACGATAGCCTCATCCCGCCGGTCCCGCAGTCCCTTGCCCGCACACGCCAGGATCAGCCGGTGCAGCTCGTCATCGGACAGCTTCGGCACCACCTTGCGGTCCGTCTTCGGGGGTGACATGCCCACCAGCGGGTTGCTGCCGGTCTCGCCCTCATCGGCCATCCACGCGGCGAGTCTGTACAGCGACCGGTACCGGGCATTGGCAGTGGCGGCCTGTGCTCCGCGGGCCAGCAGCCCTGCGATGAACGCGCTGACGGTTCGCCGGTCGAGCACGGCGGGGCGCTCGCTGGCCTCGCACCAGGTGATGAACTGCCGGACTGACGTGGTGTAAATCTTGATCGTGTTCGGTGACTTGCGCTCTGCCTCCAGCGACAGCTGCCAGCTGGGGAGCAGCGCCACGAGGTCCGGGCCCAGGTTTTTTCCCATCCTTCCGAGTGTATCTTGGCTAGGCCCTGTTGTACGACGGGACGAACCCGGCGTTTCCGTCGTTCTCCCAGGTCAGAACTGGTAATAATATACCCGGTTAGTCCAGGTACTCGCGCAGTAGAACGAACTAGATTGCTGTACGACCGCAGGTCAGGGCAGGTCGTCGTATCCTGCTGTACGACTATTATCCTTTACTAAAACACGCGCTAAACCGGCCTATTAGGGCTATCCTGGGTCTATAAGGCAGACCCAGACCCTAGTAGGAAGCAGGCCCCGAATGACCCGGAAGACGGACGCACCCGCCGATGGGGTAGCCGCCCCGGAAACACCCCCGGGCACCGTCGCGGAGGTGACGATCTTCCGCCGGGGCGTTGGCTACGAGTTCCACATCGAGTACCGGGATCAGCCAGCTAAAGACGTCCCGCTCAATGTCCTCACGCTGCTGGCCGCAAAACGCCGCGCGTCGGCTTATATGGGCCAGTACGGATACGAGGCGTCGGGCCCTGACTGGCATCTGGATAAGGACGCCAACCCGACGGGGGCGTCCAGGCTGTTCCACCGGGCGGCGCCGTGAACCGCAAGGCCGGAGCGGCCATCGCCACCATCACCGTTGCGGGCGGGCTGGTGGTCGCGTGTGCTCACGTCACCCACAGTGTTACTCACGCGAGTAAGCCAGCGGCCTCCGCGTCACCGTCAGCAGCTCCGGTCAGCCCGCCCGCGGTGATCTACAAGTACCTGCCGTTCGGCCAGGCCCAGTTCAACGCGGCGTACACCGCGGCCGGGCACGCCGGGGCCCAGTACGAGACGTTCTCCTACACCGACACCCCGGCCTCCTACGGCTCCCGGATCGCCCCGTACGTAACGCCCGGCTACCTGACCGCGCTGGAGCAAACGTTCGGGAACGCGCAGGCGACCGCGGCCAGGGGTAAGGCGAAAGAGCAGTCGAGTGCGATGGCGGCGGTCACGTCGATGCGCGCGTTCGGCCCGACGAGCATCACCTTCATCACGTACATCAAGCAGGCCGATCCGGTCACCCAGGACAGCGGCGACTACGCGATCACCGTGCAGACCACCGACGGAAAGCAGTGGCTGGTGTCGGAGATAGCCCCCGCTTCGGAAGGCAACTCATGATCACCAAAACGGAAGCGCCCCAGGACCAGAAGCCGAAGCGCACGCCGCCGGACTGGCCAACCTACCGCGGTTACGGCGGGATCGCGCTGGCCACCCTGCTCGCCTTCTTCATTACAGCGCGGGCAACCGGTGACGCCCAGGTCGTCTTCATCCTGATCTGGCTCGCGTTCGCAGGCGCCGTCTACCAGTTCACCAAGCACGACCGGCGGCGCAGGGCCGTCAGGGAGGAGAAGTAATGCCCACTCACCTCGTGCACGCAGTCGCTGCCGGGTCGAGCATCGTGTCCGGAATCGCCTCCTGGCTGACCGGGACGATCGAGGTCGTTTTCCTGGCGATCATCGCAGTGATGGTGGTCAGGTTCCTGTTCAGCAGGCAGTTCATGGCGCTGTTCATCTGGCTGGGGATGGCCGTTGTCGTGGCCATGGTGATGGTCGACCCGTCCATCATCACTAGCTTCGCCAAGGAAATCTCTTCCGCCGCGGGTGGCTAACCCATGGACCTGCCCACCTACTCCAGCATCTGGAAAACCCGGCGGATTATCCACAAGGTCGAGGACGTCAGGCTGCCGATGCCGGTACCCGCAGACGTGCTGCTCCCGGCCGCGATCTGCTACGCCGCGTGGGACGGGTTCTGGTGGGCGGTCATGGGGAACGGGCCGTTTTCGGCGCTGGCAGGTCACAGGGCTGGCGTCGCGTTCGGGCTCACGGCCCTGTTTTACGCGCTGCCGCCGTTCTTCGCAGCCAGGGTCCTCACCCACCCGAACCGCGAGGGCAAAAACGCCGTCCAGGCAGTCCGGTCCGTGATCCGGTTCTACGCCCGGCCCCGGGTGCTTGACGGGTTCGTATCCAGGCGGCACATCAAGGTGTGGCTCCGAACCAGCCCGGCACCCGCGGACCCTGCCGATAAATGTCAATTTGACATTAACCGGCTGCTCGAAAAGAACCTGCGCATGTGGGAGGCCGTCCTGAAGGCCATCAAGCGGAGGAAGGGGAAGCATGAAGACGCCGCAGCGTGACGCCGTACCCGTCTGCTACTTCGACGGCCGGGTCCTGATCACCGCCAGCGAGGCGTGGGCCTACTTTGTGCTGCCGCCGGTCAGCTGGGCGTTCCTGTCCAGTGCCGAAAATGAGCAGCAGATCGCCTCTGCCGCCGGGGCGTATGCGAATCTGCGCGCACCCGAGCAGGAACTGCCGAAGATGGAGGCCCTGCTCCTCGCGGCGAAAACCTCGAAGATCGCACCGGTCGCGGAGCTGCACATCCGGACCGCGGCGAAACGCTACTCCGCGCACGACTGGGCTGAGCGCATCCACGGTGGATCAGATACCGACGGCGCCCTCAAGCACCTCACCCGTGTGCTGGGCGTTATCTCCGGGCAGGACTTCTGGGAGAAGGTCACCTATCTCGGCGTCCGGCTTGGTGCGCGGCGTTCCGGCAGCCTGATCGAGCAGCCGTCCGACATGGAGATCGAGAGGTGGACCGGGCTGTCCCGTTCTGCCGGGATCACCCTGGGTGCCTCCGAGCTGCACGCCCGGCATGCGACCGCCGCGGAGATGGCCTGGCTGATCCGGCACATCGCGCAGGGGCCCGCCCAGGATCTGGTGGCGCTGCCCGGCCAGAAATCGTACGGCCCCGATGACGTCGCCGGCCTGCTGGACGGGTCGTTCACCGAGACGAAGACCCAGCTGATCCGGGACGCCGCGGACACCACCAGCTACAGCAGCGTTCTCACCTTCGCCTCGTTCCCGAAGACCATGACCTACCCAAACGGCGGCCCGCCCTGGGCTGTGCTCGCGGACTGGTCGGCTAGCCCGGCGTTCCCGGTGGAATATTCATCGCGGGTAAACCTGATGGACCCGGCTCAGGTGGACAAGGACATCCGGCACCGGCTGATCAGTATCGATGAGGAGACCGGGCACACGGCCACTGCCGGAGCCCACGTTCCGCTGGCGCTGTCCGAGCGGGCCGGTGACGCGCAGCACCTCCAGCACGCCCTCCTCACCTCCGGGGACCCACTCGCCTACGCCACCCACCGGCTGATCGTGCCCGGCGGCAGTGAGCAAGCCTGTGCGCAGCGGGCCCGCGCCGTGATCGAGTTCTGCAACCGGAGCGGCATCCGGCTGGTCGCCCAGCACTACGACCAGCTGCCCCTGCTCATCGAGACGATCCCGGGTGGCACTGCCCGCGGGAAGCTGCACATGCAGCAGCAGCCGATGACCACCATCGCCGCGGGGATGCCGCAGGCCGCTGAGTCGCTGGGCGACGGCGAAGGCCCGTACCTGGGCACCGCACGGACCCAGACCGAGAGCCCCGTGCACTGGAGCCCATTCACCGCGGCGCAGCGCGACGACCCGACCGTGGCCGCGATCCTGGGCGAGCCGGGCGGCGGCAAGAGCTACCTGACCGGGCGGATCTGCCTGGACTCCGCGGTCACCCGGAACGCCACCGTGGTGATCATCGACCCGATCAAGCGGGAGATGCGGCAGCTGGCGCCACTGATCGGGGAGGCCGGGCTGCCGGTCAAAGTGATCGCCATCAACGATGATCACCCCGGTCTGCTGGACCCGTTCCGGTTCGGCGGCTCGCTCGGGGAGAAGATCCAGCGTGCTGCGGAAGTGCTGATCATGCTGCTGCCCGACACCGTGGGCGACAAGGAGAAGGCGTCCCGGCAAGGTGCCATCCTGCGGGCCGTGGAAGCGGTGGCCGATCAGCCGGACGCCTCCCTGACCAGGGTGATCGAGTGGCTGAAGGCTGAGGCGGAGCGCAGGAAGGACGACGGGTCCCGGATCGAGGAGAACCTAGCCACCGAGCTGGGCACCATGAGCCGGATGCCGCTCGGTTCGCTGTGCTTCGCGGAAGCTGACGCCGAGAGCCTGGACATTCTCGGGCAGACCACCATCCTCACCTTCAGCGGGCTGGACCTGCCGTCCGCGTCCACCGATCAGGGCAATTACCGGATGGCGGAGCGGCTGGCCGTCGCGCTGTTCTACCTGGCGACCGAGCTGGTCCGGGGACTGTTCGCCGCCGACCGGTCCGCCCCGAAGCTGCTGGCGATCGATGAGGCGTGGGCGCTGACCTCAACCCCGCAAGGCCAGGCGCTGGTGGAGGCGATGAGCCGGATGGGGCGGTCCCACAACATCGCCTTGCTGCTCGCCTCCCATAACGTGCAGGACTTGCTGGACGAGCGGATCACCGGCTGCATCTCGACGGTGTTCGCGGTCCACTCCCGGGCCGATAAGGAAGTCGCGGCGGTGCTGGAGCAGCTCGGCATCGAGGATACGCCCGGGAACCGGAATCACCTGGGCGGGCTGCAAACCGGCGAAGCGATCATGCGGGACCTGGACGGGCGGATCGGGATTGTGCAGATCGATGACGGGGGCCCGCTGTTCCGGCGCGGAATGGACACCAACCCCACCCGGAAGGATAACAATGAATCGGCCTGACGCCCGGCAAACCGTGATCGGCTCCGTAGGTGCCCTCGCGGTCGGCGCGGCGTTCGTCAGCTTCAGCCACACCTACGGGCTCGCTCGTGCTGCTCACCAAACAGCAATCGTGGCCGCGGCCTACCCAATCTTGACCGATGTGCTGGTTTTGAGCGCGACGGTGTGCCTGCTCTACGCCGCGAAGCACAAGATCACGAAGGCGGCGCTGCCCCGGTGGGCGTTCGCGCTGGGGGTGCTGGCGACGGGCGCTGCGAACACCGGGGACTACTTCCGGCCGATCCCCGCGGCGGTTGGTGCTGTCGTGTCCGGGTGGAGTGCTGTCGCCTTCATCCTCGGGGTGCTGCTCGCGCACTGGTTCAGCGGCGCCACTGAGAATCTGCAAATGCAGAATGATCATGAAGTTAGTGATCTTCGCGATCTCAAGAATGTCAAAAATGACAATGATCATGAAGTTAGTGATCTTGAGACCAAGGCCGAGCCCGCGACCGAGATTAAAGAAATCTTTAAAGATCTTGAACCCGCAGCCGTCAGCAGCGCTCCGCAACCGTCCGCCGTCGTCAGCAGCGCTCCGCAACCGTCCGCCGTCGTCAGCAGCGCTCCGCAACCGTCCGCCGTCGTCAGCAGCGCTCC